GGATAGATTAGAAGTAGTAGCCGCACGGACAGCGGGGTGCACTGTAAAGGCAGTAGATGTGGCAGTATCTACGTAAGAGCGCGTAACCAGCTCAGTTGAGCCGGGGCTTGTCATGGAAGAAGTAGTGGTGACAGGAGCTGTAAACGTACCCCCTGTAGCATTAACATCACCACCTACATCTACGTCAGCTACAGTAGTTACTGCTTTGGTTGTTTTGTCAACCCGAACAGCTTCATCAGTTACATCCGTGCCACCAGCAAACAAGACTAAATCATCTGTTGCGCTACCAACGAACATCTCACCACCGTCATTGAAGGCGTAGGCAGAGCCGGGTGTGAAGATTGGGTATGTAGCGTCCGTATAGTTGGAGCTGTTGATACCTACGTCAACAAAGTTATTTGTGCCGTCACCAATGTCGTTGTATGCAACAAAGTCAGCGGAAGCCGCTGCGCCGTCATTCAAGTTCTGTGCGTAGAACTGCGCAAAGCTGTTGATGTTTGCGTACAACTCACCCAAAGCAGCAGAGAATGTTGTGAAGCTTGTAACGCCTGTACCAACAACTGTAATTGGGCCACCGTCAATCAAGACGTTGCCGTTAACTTCTTCGTAAATAGACTTCTCAGATGGGTACGTACAAAACACATCCACCGTACCTGTGAAGTTCACTAACGCTCCAGCAGCTGAAGACGAAAGTGGTGTAGCGTTACGGCTCAATGTTGTGCCAGACGATGTGTATGTACCGTAGTTAACTTCCCACGCGCCAGATGCGGCATCAACAATTGCAAAGTAGGTAACGTTGCCGTTGCCAATTGCAGAGAAAGCCTGGAACCCAGAGACAGCACCGCCTAACGTAATTGTTCCTGTACCAGGCGCAGAAGCGGTCTCTTTGACCCGATCTTTTAAAACAATAGCCATCTTGAATCCTTACGACGGTAGGTTATTCCAACCGGGGTTTTGTGTGTCATCGATATTTTGCCAGTTTGCATTCTGGCTGTCATCTATTGTTGCCCAAACAAGCACATCGCCAATAGACACAAGAAGTTGAATACCTGTCACATTCGCATTTACGGTTTTAATAGCACTTAAGCTATCAACAGCTGAAGCAAACTCGGCTACTGAACCTACAAATACTACTCTATTAGAGACAGCGGCGGAAGCGGAAGCAGACTCAGAAATTGCAACGGGTATTAAGAACCCGCCTTGGAACGTAGAAGAGGCTGAAGAAGCTTCTGCAACAGACGCCACAAAATTAACTGCTGTTGTGTTAGCGGCGGAGGCTAACGCTGTTTCTGAAACCGCCACGGCAAAATCTGTTTGGGATGTAAATACCGCGCTGGCAGATACGCCTTCTGTAATATTCGCAGCAAAGGCAATTAAAGTAGCAAACGATGCCGATGCTGAACCAGCTTCTGAAATACTGCCCGCATACGCAGCTCTAGTTGTAATTGCATCTACAACGCTTGCGGCTTCAGCAATACTGCCCGCAAATGTGGCTGGGCCTAAGAAAGTAGAATTACCTGCTGCAGATTCTGTAATACTGCCAGGATATGTTCCAACCGCAGAAACACTAGCATCTCCGCTCGCGGCTTCTGGTATAGAAACATTAAACGTGTTGTTAATTGTATTAACAACATCTGCGCCAGCCGCAGTCTCTGAGTTAAACCCCACAAAGTTGGCAATAACAGATTGTGTAGCTAGCGCAGAAACGGCCTCATCAATTAGTCCGCCCGCAGTAAAAATTGAATCTACTACAGAAGAAATTGAACCTGTTTCAGAAACGGAGACGCCATACGTATTGCCTCCTTGGGAGGCAAACGGTGCTTGAGCAAAAGCTACATCCCCGAACATACCCTATCAGGTCGCGGTCAGAGAGAATGTGTATGTAACGTTCAATGTGTCGCCAGAAGCCACAGACTTATCGCCACCAGTAAAATCACCAGCAGAGAACAAAACGCCTGAAGTACCTGTTGACACATTGCACAAGAACGCGCCAGCAATTGTGGCTGTACCATTCATAGAGAACGATGTAGGAGAAGCAGAGTTGCTAATCACTGATGGGTTCGCTGAAGTGGCGGAACCAAACGTCACAGCTTTACGACCACTAGGTGTGTAGTCTGTATTTTCTGTCCAGCCGCCCGCGCCTGTAGAGCCATGGGAAGCCAATGTATCAGTAGCGGAATAAGTTGTACCTGAACCGGGACCGGTAACCAAACCTAAGTACCAAGTCGTAGACTGAGCACCAGAGGCAAAGTACACGCCGTTCATGTTAGCCAAACCACCGTTCATCACAAGGTTGTGAAAAGTGTCAGACCATTTCTCGACACCATCTGGGCCGATACATGTGACTGTGTAAACGCCGCCAGCACCGACTGTGTCGCTGAGGCCTGGCTTTGTGACTAATGTAGCTGACACTTGGTCTTTTGCTGAGCTAAATTCCATGATAGTTCCTTAAGAAATGCGCACGATGGCGCTGTTGGCATCGGGGGTTGGGAAGATGATTTGGAAAGTGTCATTGCTGACAGTTTTGTCTGAACCAAAGTCCAAAACTGCGACTGATTTATCGCCTTGTGTAGCGTTATAAATTAGAGCCCCACGACATGTAAATGTAGCGTTCGTCCAACTTGTATTATTAAATGATACAAACGCGGTAGGTATACCCAAATTGTTATTACCAGAAGTAGGCGACGTTGATATCACTAGCGTATTTCCGCCAGTCGTATACCCATTACCGTTAGGTACTTCATTAGAAGATGTATAAACAGTAGTAGTCGGGCCAATGTTTGCCGCTGCTGTATAGAGCGCAACTTTAAAAGTATTTGGCGATGTTGGGCCAAAGTTATGCACTGCTTGAAGCAGTTCAACTTTAAAACTTGTTGTTGCTGTTTGAGCAATAGTCATTATGTAACCGCCTGTCTATATTGACCAGAACGATATGCGTCCTGACGTTCCATACCATCGCCCAAACGTTTAGCCAGTGCAAGGGCTTCCATGTACTTTTGATTGTACAGCGCCATCATGTCTGCTTCACCCTTCATGTAGGTGTAGGCTTCAACTAATGAACCATACAACAACACTGAATCAAAGTTGTCACCAAGCCATGTAGTGCCAGCAGTGACAATAGATTGTGGGTAGTAGTAATAGTGCAGTTCTACACTGTATGTAGCATCGGGTGTTGGCCCCAAAATAAACGTCAGCTCATTGACATCGTTGGTTTGAGAACCAAATAACGCGTAATATTTTGGGATGCCTGTATCCGAATTTGGATTGGGGTACGCCTGACGGATATAGTTCACATCTTTATTCAACAAATATTCATAGTTGCCATCGGCATCAATAGCTGCAATTGAATACACAGCTAAGAAGTCACTAGGGCAACCAAGATATTTATTGTTTGCTGATGTAGAACCTGTCACATTCTTACGAATGGACGGAAATTGGATCGAGTTATAAATACGCTGCTCAGCTTGTTGTACGAAGACAGGAATCTCCGCCACGAAGTTAGTCTCCGTGTTCTCCGTATACGCTTGAATAGCGTCGCTGAGTTGAGTGTAATTCATGCCATCGGACCTCGGCACATTGTGCCTTTAGTTGCCGCGCCAGCACCGCGCATTTTGATGCCGGACGTCTTGATAGGTTCGTTACCAGCAGACTTGCTCATGTTACCAATGCTCATGTCAACTGTATCGACTTTACTGCGGTTAGGACCGCTACCAGGATTAGTAGAAGCGCTAACGGCTTCACCAGCCATGGTGTGTGGCTTGGCATAGACTTCGGCACTGCCGACTTCTTTACCCATCATTTTTTTGCTAAATGTGGCCATATTAGCCTCCACGTTGGTTCATTGCGCGAGCCATGTTACGGCCTACTCTACGCATTTCCATGCCTGTGACGCCACCCTTTTTCAGTTTAGTCATCGGCTTGCCGGGGTGCATAGCTTTTTCATGCTTGTGCAAAGCACCGGCTATCATCTTCTTATCTTGCGCTAAATCTTTCTTGTCCATTTTAGGCTCCTATCTGTATGGTTACTGTACCAATTTGTACGCCTAACAACAAGTAGTTTGGTGTTAAAGCTGTATCAAATCCTCTTGCCCCACCAACAGGGTTCCAACCCCATTGAATGTCCCTGCTACCCTGACTTGGATACCCAAAACCATCGGGGGCAGTACTATTAGTCAATAAAATTTGCAATCCATTTGTTCCTGACTGCGTATAGCTTACATCAGGACGGGGCTCACGAACAGCCTGTGGATCATCCACGGGGTACATACCCAGCTGCAGTTGAGGCTGATCAGGATCCCAACACTCAGGACACACCTTCAAATTGAACAGGCGTGTCTTGATAATCTCTTTCTTCAGATCTTTAAGCATGAACCGCTCATCGCAGCGGTCACACTGAGCAATTGCATACTTACCTGAAGCAAATCTACTTGGCATACATCACCTGTAGAACATCTGTCGAGGGACAAAACGATCAGGAGCCTTATCACGGTCTTCCTGAGACGCCAGCATCCACTGCTCTTCATAGATAGCCTTGAGCATGGCAATCCTATCCATGGTGATTTCAGGACGCTTAGAGCCAATGTAGTAAGCCAAACCAGCCACCATGCAAGGTATTAAACGGAATGGAATATCTTGGATATTTACACCATTGCCCGCGTCCTGCATACGGCGCATACGCCAGTAAACAAATGTGTATTGATCTCCGGGCGCATTTGGCGTGGGCCACAGATTGATAGATGTGAGGTTATTGACTGTTACGGTTGCGCCAATTGCATGACCAGCGGCAGTTGTATTAGTGCTGCCGTTGTACTGACCGCGATAACAATTAAGTAGCTGATTACCGCTAACGTTTGCGTAGTAAATTGTTTCTGCGCCAATTGTGATAAATCCTGTAGCTGGAAGATCTACTGTAGAACTAAGTGTGATAGTTGTATCTGTCGATAAAACCGTTGCCGCCACCGTCGCGTTTGACAAGTAACTTTGGTTTGACTGTCGGTTAACCCATATCTGAATGGGGCGTCCTTGAGCCAACTTGTTTGGCAGCGTTGAATATGTTGACTCTGAGATACGACTGACGTTGATATCAATCTGATTCAACGTAGAAGCTTGTGTTCGGATCACCTGATCCAACAGATCAATTGTATCGCTAGGCAGCGCATAGACGCCTTGACCTGTGTTTAATACGATCTGGCCTTGCTCAATAGTC